GGACGAAAGCCAGGGTGCGCTGTACTTTGAGCGCACACCGGAGGACGGGGAAAGCACCTGGCACAGCCGGAACCTTGAACGGCTTTTCACACACGGGAACCATACATTTTATACAGAGAAGGAGGCGAAAGACCCTTGAAGATGGCAATGAAGGACGGGCAGATCCTTATAAAAGATGCCGATAACACACAATTCACGATTATTAAAAGTTGGAGCAAGATGAAGTGGAGCAGGGCGGAGCGGATGTTTTACGGGCCGGCGGAAATTGAGCTTTTAAACAAGCTGGCCGGAATAGTACGGCTTCCCGGACCCATTGAAGCAGAGCGGCAGAGGTTGAACCAGATCGCCCAGGCAGTAGACGCAGAGCGGATGAAAACGGACCCGGAGCCACTTTATAAGTACCCGGTCAAGTTTCCGCTTTTCAAGCACCAGACCAGGGCGGCAAACATGGCGCTTATTACCTTCGGTTTAGTTCCGCCGCCTGAGAACAGGAGGGATGTGGATGAGTGAAAACATTTTACAGCGTATGGAGCGTATCGACGCAAAACAGAAAATTTCCAGCTTTATGGTAAAGGAAAAGCAACCATACGATTTTAAAGTAAAATACGCAACCATACGCGCAAATGAATTTGCAGAGGAATGCTATAAGCGGGGATTGAATTACCATGTTTCCGTAGGAGGATTGGACAGTATTACACTATTTCTTTTCTTAAAAAGAATACATATTGATGCCCCAGGGATTAGCGTTTCTTTTTTGGAAGATCCAAGTATACAAAAAATTCATAAGGAATTAGGGATTGAGCGTTTAAAATCTTCTGTTCGGTATACGGACGATAACGGCATGGAACACAGATGGAGCAAGACGCAGATTTTACAGGAATTTGGCTTTCCGGTTCTTTCAAAAGAAATAGCCGGAAAAATTGAAACATTGGCAAACCCGACAGACAAAAACAAAACCGTCCGCCATGCAATTATTACAGGAGAAACCGGGGAATACGGAGGCTTCCAAAAAAACAGCAGGATGAAGATGTCACAGAAATGGCTTGAAAAATTCGGGGGCTATGCAAACGAAATTGAAGGAACAAGCTACCAGGTTCCACCGTTTAAAGTTTCCTCCAAGTGTTGTTATTACTTGAAGGAGAAGCCGTGCGACGATTGGGCAAAGGAAAATAATAGCGTACCGTATTTAGGCTTAATGGCTTCTGAGGGGGGCAGGAGGGCGAAAAGCCTTAGAATTAACGGATGTAATTATTTTGGAAAGTCAACAACCAGGTCTTGTCCGTTTGCTATTTTCAATAGACAAGATTTATTACAGCTTGCGCTTGATTTAGAAGTGCCAGTGCCGGAGATTTACGGAACCATTGAGAGGAAAGAAGACGGAACGCTTTACACAACGAAAGCACAAAGAACCGGCTGCAGTATGTGCGGCTTTGGAATCCACCTTGAAAAACGACCTCACAGATTTGACCTATTAAAAGAGCAGCACCCGAAAGAATGGTATTTCTGGATGTATGAGTGTTGTGTAGACGAAGAAACGGGAGAGAAATACGGTTGGGCTAAAGTGCTTGATTATATAGGTGTTGGATATTAAGGAGGCAAGGTGTGGACAGGCGGGCTGTTATTGAGAGATTGGAGGACTTGCGGGAACATTGCAGGGAGATGATCGACAGAGTCGACCCAGAATGCATCTGGCGGAGCGACGCGGAAGCCCTTACCGAAGCTATTAAGGCGTTAAGCCTTGATATAGATAAAAACCAAAAAGGAGAATCAGACATGACGAGCGAAGCAAAAGTAACTATTGTAGCACACGACGGAACCACGAAGGAGCTTACCGGAGATACGGTGATATGCTTCACAGTATCCAAGGCGGCGGAGTTTTTAAGCGGAAAAGCCAAGATAATCGACGCAAACGAGGCTTTTGTAGGGCATGACATACCGGATCCGCTTTTTGCCGCGACGATTGCAAGCCTGGTCGGTTCCTTAATTGAGGTACGGCAGAAAGAAAGCCCCATGGCGGCAGCCTTTACCCTTCACGAAGTAAGCCGGATATTAGAGGCGAAAAGTAAGTCGCTGGTTAGCGGAGCTTCGGATCACCAGAAGGAAGCAGAGCTGGAGAAGGCCATAGAGGAACTTTTAAAAGCCGTATTTACCAGATAGGAGGCAGCAGGATGGCAAAGACACAGCAGGCCGCCCAGGGTAAAGGCTTCGGGCTTTTATTCGAGATGGGCTGCGGAAAAACTTTAACAGCGATTGCAATCGCCGGGGCCGCCTACGAAAAGGGAGAAATTGAAAAGGTTTTAGTAGTTGCGCCGACTTCGGTCTGCAGTGTTTGGCCGAAGGAATTTAGCGATTACGCAAACTTTAAATACAAGGTAAACGTACTTCTGGGCGATAAGAAGAAACGCCTGCAGGAGTTGGAAGCCCTTAAGAATTTCCCTTTTAAGGCTTTGAAGGTTGCGGTCATTAACTACGAAAGCACATGGCGCGAGGGGCTTTTTGAGGCGTTGATTGATTGGAAGCCCGATCTTGTAATAGCGGACGAGAGCCAGCGGATCAAGACCCACGACGCCGAACAGAGCAAGGCAATGCACCAGATCGGGGACGTTGCAAAGTATAAACTTATTCTTTCCGGGACCCCGGTGCAAAACGACGCTATAGACCTTTTCAGCCAGTACAGATTTTTAGACCCTACGATCTTCGGCTGGAATTACTACGCTTTCCGTAACCGCTACGCCATTATGGGCGGCTTTAACCGAAAGCAGATCGTAGGCTATAAGGACTTAGACCAGCTTATCCAGAAGGAGCATAGCATAGCTTACCGGGTAACGAAGGACGAAGCCCTGGATCTTCCAGAACAAACATTTTTAACCCGGTATATTCAGCTTACAGGCAAGGAAAAGCAGCTTTACGACAAAATCAAAAAGGACAGCTTCGCAGAGCTGGAGAACGGCGGCATGATTACAGCCCCGACCGTACTTACAAAACTTCTGAGGTTGCAGCAGTTCACGGGAGGCTTTATCCAGGCAGACGAGGGAGTCAAGCCGGAGCTTGTTTTTAAAGGCAAACTAAACGCCCTGGAGGATATTTTAGAGGATTACGTTATAGGCGAAGGAAAGAAGCTGGTGGTGTTCTGCCGCTTCCGCCCGGAGATTGACTTAATACAAAAGTTGCTTGAAAAGAAAAAGATACAGTACCGGAGCATATACGGCGACATCAAGATCGACGACCGGGGGCCGATTGTAGCAGACTTCCAGAAGGATCCGGAAATAAAAGTATTCCTTGCCCAGATTGACACCGCCGGGCTGGGCATTACCTTAACCGCCGCCGATACCTGCGTCTATTACAGCGAAAATTTTAACTACGCAGCTTACAGCCAGAGCCTGGCCAGGATCCACAGGATAGGACAGCGGAACGTATGCACCTATATTCATTTGGTAGTAGAGAAAACCGTAGACGAGGTTATCTTAAAGGCACTTTCCAAAAAAGAGGACCTTGCAAAAACCATTGTGGACGATTGGAGGCAGTATTTTTGACTGAGGTTATAACAGTACCGCGAAAACTTGACGGAAAAGGCCGCTTAATTCTTCCGGGAAACTTTAGGGAAGCGGCAGACTTCGCACCAGATCAAGAAGTAAACGTATCACTTGCTTACATTGAAGGGGAAAAAGTTTTCATTATAGCAAAAAGGAAGGAGGAATAGCCATGTTAAAAACACCGAGCAAAAACCTGGTACCGGAACCGCATGAACGCTATTTTTAAGTACCCAGGAAGCAAGTGGAGCGTTGCAAAATGGATTATTGATTTTTTCCCAGAGCATCACAGCTATTTAGAACCATTTGCCGGAAGCCTTGCGGTATTGATGAATAAACCGCGAAGCCATATAGAAACCGTAAACGACTTAGACGGAAACGTCGTAAACCTTTTCCATTGGATAAGGGACGACCCGGAGAAGCTGGCACACGAGATTTATTTTACACCATACTCCCGGCAGATTTATGACGAAGCCTTTCAAGCGGTACCAGAGGACAGCCTGCAGAAAGCAGTAAATTTCTATATACGGCTTAATATGGGCCACGGCTTCCGAACAAACGGCGAAAAGGTCGGATGGAAAAACGACATCCAGGGACGGGAACGCGCCTACGCTTCCAGGGACTGGGTAACGCTTCCGGACAGAATTATGGAGGCGGCGGAGCGGCTCCGGGGAGTACAGATTGAGTGTAAGCCCGCCGTAGAGGTTATAAAGCGTTTCAACTTCGGAAACGTCCTTATATACGCAGACCCGCCTTACATTCTTTCCACCAGGCACGGAAAACAGTATAGGCACGAGATGGACAACACGGATCATGAGCAGCTTTTACTTGCATTATTGGAACATAAAGGACCGGTATTATTGAGCGGCTACGATAACGAGCTGTACAACGAACTTTTAAAAGGCTGGTACCGAAAAGAAACCGTTGCATATTCCCAGGTTTGCAGTAAGAAAAGGGAAATATTGTGGATGAATTTCAAGCCAGCAGAAACAAGGCAACTTACATTATTTGAATTGGAGGAATGACCATGCCAGAACATACCGAGCAGAAAGAAGAAATTGTAATTTGTAAGCATTGTGGCAAGCCGGAATATTGGGGAGCTATGCGCTGGCTTTCCGGCTGGTGCGCTTGCCGGAATTGCTACAGGAGCTTATGGGAGGACCAGAACCACAAGAGATACACCTGGGACGACTTAGACGGGCCGCGCCCGACCATGGAAGAATATAAGGAGCAGGAGGCGAGGAAATGCGAAAATACGAATTAAGCATAAGCGCAGATTACGTCCCGGAGTGGGGAACCACCGAAGCAATAAGGGAATATTTTCAAAATTCCATAGACGAGGAAACCAGGGACTCCAGCAATAAAATGTTTTTTGATTACGACAGCGGAACCCAGACCATCCGGATCGGAAACAAGCATAGCGACCTGGATATAAAAACGCTTCTTTTCGGAGTTACCACAAAGAACAAAGACAGCGCCATGATCGGGAACCACGGAGAGGGCTATAAGATCGCTACCGTTGTTTTACTTCGTTTAGGGAAAACCGTTGTTTTTCAGAATTACTGCCGCCGGGAAATTTGGAGGCCCAGGCTTGTAAAGTCCCGCAGATATGGCGGCGTTTTGGTTCCTACTTTCTTCGTAGAGCCGGAGGCAGTGTGGAAGAAAGTACCGGAGCATAGCTTAATTATTGAGGTCGGCGGGATAACACCGGAGGAATACCAGCAAATACAAGATTGTAATTTGCACCTGCAGGAAGGATATACCCACAGGGACACCAGCTACGGCGCAGTATTGGACGACGAGGAAAACAAAGGCCGTATTTTTGTAGGCGGGCTTTTCATTTGCAAGGAACCCAGGCTGGAAGATATAGGGATAGACTTTAAGCCGAAGGTCGTAAGATTGGAGCGCGACAGAAGCATGGTAAACAGCTTCGACGTTCAGTGGTACGCAGCCCGGATGATTGAGGAATTAAAGGACGCAGAAACAACCAAGCGGTCGCTTAATTCTTATAGCGGGGTATATATAAATTCCTACAGCGTTCCAAGCGGACTGAAAGACGAAATAGCCGAGGACTTCATAAACGAGCATGGAGCGAAAGCCGTGCCAGTAAGTAACCAGGCGGACATGGAGAAACTTAAGAAGCGAGGATATAAGCCCGTCATTGTTTCCGAAGCGAAGCGCGACGTCATACTTGAATCGGAGCTTTACGAAGAAATTAGGGCGGAGAACGCAAAGGAAAAAGAAAAAGCCCGCCCGCTTTACGACCGTTTCTGCGAGTTTGCGGAGAAGATCGAGGACAGGCTGGAGGAAAGCGAAGTAACCACGCTTTATGAGTTTTTAGACGAATTAGCAGAACTTGAAGAAAAGGAGGACTAAAAGTGGCAGATATTTTTTCATTGATTGACGAGTATAAGGAGCTTCTGGACGAGAAGGACAGACTGAAGGATGCAACCACCGAGAACAACAAGGCATTAGAGGCGAAGCGCAACGAGCTGGCCAAGGCTATGATCGACGCAGAAAGCCCGAAGGTAAGCCGGGGCGGCTTCCTTTACAGTTTGCAGGATAAAACCAAGTATAACAAGATCGGCGGATGCGACGAGGACGCTTTTTATGACACATTAGAGGAACATGGGCTGGGCGATATTATTAAGCGCACCGTAAACGCCCAGACCTTGAACGGGGCCATGGCGGGACTTGTAGAGGAAAACGACGGCGAGCTGCCGGAGGACTTCGAGGACTTTATTAAGCCCTACCAGTATTACGACGTAGCCAAGAGGAAAGAAACCAACAAGGCGGCAAAGAACGCCAAGAATAAGAAGGGAGCATAGGAAGCCTATGAGCGATTACGAGCAGATGGAAATTGACGTAAGGCTGGAATCGGAAAAGGACCTTAAGACCAACGTAGGGAAGGTTATTAAGTTCTTTTACGACAAACGCCGGATGGAGGCTGAGGAAAGCGGCTGGCCGCTTAAGCAGGTAAAAAGCAAGCACGAGGGTTATGGGATTGCGGCGGAGGCGTTCAGTAAGATCGGCGCGAAGCAGAAAACCCTTAAGCGGGGAATGGACGACTACCTGGCATTATTGCAGGTAAAGGGCGAGGACGGCGTGAGCATTTGCGGCGATATTTACAACCAGGCGCTGGAGCTTGCCATGGAAGCGATAGGGATGGCGGCAGACGCTACCCGGATATTAAACGACCTTTATTACGGCTACGACAGCCGGACACCGATAGAGCAGGCAATAGCCGAAATGAACGCCCAGAAGGACCAGGAGGGCGGCGAGTTTGAGGAAGTCGAGGAAACCCAGGGCGAGGGCGAAAACGGCGACGGTGGACCGCAGGAGGAAGCCGAGGGGTACGATCCGGACGGGAATCCGGAAGAAAGTTAAGGAGGACACGAGATGGCTTTAAAAGTAAACGAGATCGTAAAGGTTGAGGTGGAAGCCAGCGACGGCCAGGTCTTGAAAGAGGGCGACGCTATTATGCTTCGGGTAAGCAGGCGGACCCCGGAGGACGTAGTCTGCAGATTTGCCGGACTTTCAAACGGCTACTTTGTTACCACCACCCTGGATGGGCAGCACGAAAACAAGTACCGCCAGGCAAGCATTGAAACCTGTTACCGCATTAAGGAAGTAGAGAAGATCCAGCCCCAGGAGCTTAATGGAACGGGCAAGGAATCAGCACAGGACGCAGCTGCGCCGCTTTTGGCGCCGGGCGCATAAATAAAAAGGAGGATATAACACCATGGCAGGAGCTAAAGCAAAAAACGAATTGGCAGTAGTAGAGAACTTCGACCTGCAGACCATAAGCGGAGATTTGGCGCAGACAATAGCGGAGGAAATGGACGGGCTGGGCGCCCTTCCTTTCGACCGCGTTAAAATTCCTTCCGGCGGCGGGCTGGCGTTTGAGCTTCCGGGAGAGGACGACGAGAATCCGGAGAGCGCAACGGAAATCGTAGGCGTTATTTTGGATCACCACCCGGTCAACGCATACTGGCGGGAAAAGTTTGCAGGAGGCAACGAACAGCCGGACTGCTCCAGCTTCGACGGAAAACTGGGCGTAGATAGGGAAACCGGAGAAATTAAGGACTGCGCCTCTTGCCCTTATAACCAGTTCGGCAGCGACGACAAGGGGAAGGCTTGTAAGAACGTACACAGGGTATTTATTTTGAGGGAAGGGAACCCCGTACCCCTGGTGCTTTCCTTGCCGCCTACCAGCCTTAAGTATATGCGGGACTATATCGCCAAGAGAGTGATCCTTAAGGGCTTCCGTTGTTGGCAGGTAGTAACCAAGATCACGCTGAAGAAAGAAAAGAACGCCGCCGGGATTGCATACAGCCGGGCAGTATTTACCTTCGCCGGGAAGTTAAGCACAGAAAAAGCAATGGAAGCCGAAGCCATGAAAGACTGCGTTAAGCAGCAGTACCGCCAGATCGACGTAGACGACGCAGACTACAGCACAACCGGAAACAGCAACCAGGGCGAGCCGACCGCACCGAAAGCCGACGAAGCAGGCTTTATGAAAGTGCCGGAAGGGAGCGACGAGAAGCTGCCTTTTGATTAAAGGTAAAGCATGGGGGCGGGGCGCTTACCCCCCCCCATTTAAAAAACGGTTGGAGGATAAGCGCATGGACAAGGTATATATAATTTCACGTTATAGAGCGTTCACGGAAAGCGGGATGGAGTTTAACCGCAGGGTGGCGAGGTATTTCTGCAGAAAAGTTATTTTAGAGGGGAAGATCCCGGTCGCACCGCATTTATTCTATACCCAGTTCCTGGACGAAAGCCAGGAGAAGGAGCGGCAGATCGGGCTTGACATAGGGCTTAAGGAGCTTCGGGAGGCTGACGAGTTTCTTTTGATTATTATAGGCGGGCGGATAAGCGAAGGGATGCGGCGGGAAATACGCCAGGCGACAAGGGACAGGATGCGCGGAAGGGTAGTATATATGACCCGTAAAGAGATTAAGGAAGTGATAGGATGAACGCCGAACAGCTTAATATAGACGACTTCGTCAATTACGAAGCGGAGTACAGAAGCGTCATAAAAGGCGCGAAGCCCAGCGGAAGCAGTTTAGTCGGCCGCTGCCCCTTCCACGACGACAAAAAGAACAGTTTCAGCGCAGACCTAAAAACCGGACAGTGGCACTGCTTCTCAGAGGACCGCGGGGGAAACTTCGTAAGTTTCTGGGCGGAGCTTCACAACGTAGACACCAAGGAAGCATATAAGCAGATTTTAGAGAAGTACGGAAAGCTGACCGAGCCGGATCCGAAGAAAAATAAGCCAGCCAAGCCGAAAAATAAAAGCTACACCCTCGCAGAGTATACCTTTAATAAGCACTTGCCGGAGGACTTCTTAAAGGATACCTGCGGCATCAGTACCGCAAAGGATAAGGACGGGACGCAGTACCTTAAAACGCCTTACTTCAACGAAGAAAACACAACGCCGATCTTTCGGAAGCGTTACGGCGATAAGGAATTTAGATGGAGCTGGGGCAGCGCCGGGAAGTTGATTTTATACGGCGACTGGCGGCTGCCAGAAATCCGAAAAACCGGATGGGCGGCCCTTGTAGAAGGGGAAAGCGATACCCAAACTTTATGGTATTTAAAAGTTCCGGCACTCGGCGCACCGGGGGCGGCGAACTTCAACGCCCGGATGGTTCCGAAGTTGCAGGATCTTAAAATATATATACACCAGGAACCAGACCAGGGCGGTCAGACGTTCCTCGCTAAAGTTTGCCGGATATTGAAGGAGGAAGAATTTTTAGGCGAGGTTTACACATGGAGCTGTAAGCAGTTCGGAGTCAAGGACCCGTCGGAGCTTTACTTAAGGGACGGAGCGGAAAAGGCATCCGAGAAAATACAGAAAGCCATAAAACACGCCCAGAAGTTAGACCTTGACGACCTGTCCGGAGCGATACCGGAAGCCATAAAGGGGGCGCCCGCGAACCTTCGCCAGCCGGAGGGCTGGATCTATTCAGAGAAGGGCATAAGCCACATAGACGAAAAGAAAGCGATACCGACTATGGTCTGCAGAACACCGATCATATTAACCCAGCGGCTTAAGAGCATGGAAACAGGCGAGGAAAAAATAGAGATTGCATTTAAGCGGGACGGGCAGTGGAGCCGGGCTATATACCCGCGCTCTACTATATTCACTTCCCGGAACATAACCGCGCTTGCAGATTTGGGATGCACCGTAACCAGCGAGAACGCCAAGCAGGTCGTGAGCTTCCTGGCCGCATTGGAGGCGGAGAACATAGACATCATACAAAAGGCGGATAGTACGTCAACCTTCGGCTGGCAGACGCGGGGCCGGTTCCTTCCGGGACACGGGGACGACATAGTCCTGGATATTGAGCCATCTTTAAGAGGATGGGCGGCGGCTTACCACACCGCCGGAACCTTTGAGGGCTGGATCGCCACCATGCAGCCGCACCGGAGCCGGGACAAGTTCCGCTTTATATTGGCGGCCAGCTTCGCCGCCCCGCTTCTTAAGATCATTCAACAGCGGATATTTTTTGTATATAACTGGGGCGGATCCAAGGGAGGAAAGACCGCAGCCCTTAAGGCGGCGCTTTCCGCCTGGGGGGACCCGGAACGCCTTATGGTAAATTTCAACGCCACCCAGGTCGCCCTGGAGAGGATGGCGGGATTTTATAACGACTTGCCCCTCGGCATTGACGAGCGGCAGCTTGCAGGGCAGAAGCAGGAGAACCTGGAAAAGATTGTTTACATGATCGCCAGCGGAACCGGAAGGGCCAGGGGAAGCAAGGGCGGCGGACTGCAGACGCTTAACACATGGCGCACCGTAGCCCTTGCCACAGGCGAAGAACCTTTAAGCACCGACACCACGCAGACCGGAGTCAGTACCCGTGTACTGGAGATATACGGCGGCCCTTTCGACGACGAGAAATCCGCCAGCCTTATGCACCAGCAGGCGCCTACAAATTGCGGCTGGGCCGGCCCGGAGTTTATAAGCCGCCTTTTAGCGACGGACGAGCGGACCATAACGGATCAATACGAAAAGATGGTAGAAGAAATTTACGCAGCGGCAAACGGTACCAGCGGCGCACATATAGCCGGGATAAGCGCGGTCGCCCTTGCGGATGCGATTATAGATACCTGGATATTTGGGAACGAAACGGACGAAAACCGGAACGAAGCGGAACAAAATGACGATTTACCGGAGCAAAACGCCGGAAATTGTAAAAAACCGCTTGAAATACGGAACGAATCCTGGGAGAGAGCCGTCCGGATGGCAAAGGCGATTATACAGGAGCAGCTCGCCGCAGGCGTAAGCGACGTAAACGAAAACGCCACCCAGTTTATAGTAGATTGGATATTGAGCAACCGCGCCCAGTTCGGGGACAAGGCAATCGGGACGTGCCTGGGGACAATAAGTCACGACCAGAGCAAGGCCTATATATTCCCTTCACTTCTTAACCAGGCATTAACCAAGGCCGGATATAGCCCCCGGAAAACTATGAAATATTTAGCGGATAAGAACATAATAACCAGCACACCAAAAGCAAACGGCGGCAAGGAATACTGCATAAGAAAATGGTTTGATAACAGAACGAGCCGCTTTGTTGAATTTGATTTAGGGAGATTTTCAAAACCTGTTGATCCATTAGACGAGGACGAGGCGGCAGAAGCCGCAGGCATTGAGGAAAAATCGAAAGCGGACGAGTGGCAACAGTTAGGCTTTGACACAAAGTCGCCCTTCGACGAGGAAGAAGCAGAACTGCCATATTAACTATACTTATTTCCTTACGCCTAAAAAATAGGCGTAAGGTTAGGCGTAAGGTTAGGCGTAAGGAAGAAAACCCCGAAAACAAGCGGCTTTTTAAGCCTATTATATATATTCTTACGACATTACGCCTATTATATAGGCTTATTGCAGAAGTAAAAAGGTAAAGAAAAAACGTGCGCTTTTTAAAAGTAACGGTATATTTCCAAAAAATAGGCGTAAGGCGTAAGGAATCAAAAGAACCCCTTATAAATTCAGAGTTTATCACATTACGCCATGCAAAAACAAAAAGGCGTAAGGAAATTTAGGCGGAAGGAGGTGGGCGGCCACGGAAAAAGCAGAAAAAGCCCTTGAAAAAGCGGCGGCAACGCTTGAAAAATACCGAAAAAATAAAACGCTTGTACCGCCGGAAGAATTGGCCGGGAAGTATAAAAAGTCGTTTGAGAAATTGAAGCAGCAGCTTAAGGAGGAATTAGAGGAATATTTAAGGCTTTTCGTTCTGGACGGCTTGCAGGTACGAAACGACGACGAGGGGCAGCAGGTCATAGCTGAAATTAACCAGGCATTTAAGGAGGCACAGATCGGCAGGCAGGTCGGGCGGGCAGCTTTCCGGGAATTTGACTTAGAGAAAATAAAACGGATTGCCGAAGAACACCGCCGGAAAGTAGGGGGGATATATAAAGCATACTTTGACCGCCACACTTGCCTCTACGCCGCCGGGCCTTCCTGGGACCCGGACAATCCACAGCCGCCGCTTATTTACAACGATATTGTGGATAAGTTCTACGACGAGGCGGCGGGCGGGTGGATAAGCAAAGAGAAGCCCCCAGGGGCGGCAATATTGATTTTCATTTCAGAAAAAAAGGAAGGAGGGAAGAAAGAGTGACGGAAAGAACATGGGCATTATTGATTATCTGCATAACCGTTATTTTTATAGCGGCTATTATAGCGGACTGCATTAAGAGCGTAAAGGGTATAAGGGATAAAGCGGAAAAGCTACAAAAATTTGAGCCGGAGCTTTGGGCGCACAACATACCATGCCCACCACATAAAGCCCCGATAACAAAAGGCGTTATAGTAGGCAGTAAAGAATGGCAGGAAGATGAATAAAACAACCGAGCAAAAGGAGGATAAGCATGAACAGACAGGAGAACGTAAAGAAATTTGAGGAACTTTTAAGCCAGGTAGACCGGGAAGGGATGCCCCAGCTTCTGGAGTACATCCGGGACAAGAGCGACTTTTACACGGCTCCGGCTTCTACCCGGTTCCACTTAAGCACCGAGGGCGGCTTACTGCAGCACAGCCTCAACGTGTACGAGTGCCTGCAGAGGAAAGCCCAGGCGGACACCGTATGGCACGACATTTTGACAGCAGC